GGCGCGGGACGCGACCCTGCTTCCATGAAGGGGTTGTTGGCGCTTGGCCGGGATGCCCACCCCATGACGTGCCTCTGCCGCTCCTCAAGCGCTGCATTGGCGGCCACGGCGGCTTGTTCTGCGGCGTAACCATAGGCCTTCCCATATTCGGGCTGGCCTAGTTTCGCCCCATAAGCGGCAATGAACAGCTGGTCCCAGATCCGGGATTCATAGTCTGGTTTAGGCATTTGAGTTCTCCGTTTTTCGTCGGCTGGTCAGGCCGGTGGTTTAGTCTACTCGTCTATGCGGGGACGGCATCAGTGCAGGCTCTTTTGCTGGACGTGGTCAACGATCTGTCGGTGGACCTCCCCGATTGTCCGCGTCGTGATTGGAGCCTTGGCAAAATGCTGCAGGATTTCGTGAGGGCATTCGGTTGCCGGGTCGAGAGGCGGTGGTCCCCATTCCGATTTCCACCGGTTGCCCATGCGCCACGAACCGACGCGGGATTTCCATTCCCTGGCTTCGGCATCAGCAGATTGCTCGGCAGTTGGCGGAGCTGGCTTTGGTGCAGATTGTTCAAGCACGAAATTCTCCCTCAACGAGTTCAGCAGGGTTGTCGCCATCTTCACGCCCCGTCGTTCGTTGCCGGAAATATGGCTGACCGAGGATTTGTAGTCAAGCATCGCTTTCATCAGGTCATCGTGGGTCATGCCTGCCTTGATGGCGAGCTGATATCGCTTGAATGCCCCGGCCTTGTCAGTGTCCTTTGGGTAGCGTTCGGGTTTAGCGAGCCACCACTTTTCAAAACCTTCCCACACACCTTCATCGATCTCAGATGAAGCCTTTTGTTTGTTTTTATCTTTATCTCTATCTCTATGTCGGGAATGATTATCGAATGATTCGGGGGGTGGGTCATGATTTATAAGGGTTTTTTCGGCACCTAGTTCGCGGCTGGTTTGCAGCTTGTTCGCGGCTAGTTCGCGGCTAGTTCGCGGCTTGTTAGCGGTAGCGCTTAAATAGGCGTCGATGACGGTCTCGTCTTTGCCGTCCCATCCAGCAACCAGGAATTGAGTGGCGAGTGCTTTGCAGCGCTCAATCAGCACATCTTCAGTGCGTTTTGGCTCCCTCGGAATGAGTGGTTTTGCCCCCCTTCCAGCGGCCTGAATAATCATTGCGAAGCGTGTCGCCAGGAGACGTTTATTCCGCCAATGGTCATCAGCACCGAGTACCCAGAACTGATCCAGCATCGGCAAGACGTGCGTCGTCCACTGGTGTCGATTCGGTCCTGTTGTCCCCAGTTCGGCGCGCATGGCCTTTTCATTGTTCAGGACGCCACACGTTCGATCCATCGCGGCGATGTCTATCAGGCAGCGATAGAAGTGCCGTGACAGGGGCTCGATGGAGCGCGTGGCGTCTCTGAACTCGGCGGGGAACCACTTGAACCAGAGAGGAGCGGATCTCATTGAACGTCCTCCACTTGCTCAGGCTTCCATCCGCGCTTTATGTCCCGCGTGTGGCGGCGAACGGTATTTGCATGCAGTCCCAGATCCCCCGCGCATTCCGCAATCGTTCTGAAAGGGTCCGTGTGAAAATAGTTCCAGATGCGGCGCCGGTTAATCTCCCCCATCTCGCGGGGATTCGGATATGAATCATGCATAGGTCGGTCTCCGTTGTTGATTATGGACCATGTTGTAACACGGGCCTGTGCTAAATAACAGGACACCCTGTCCTAAATTTTAGGACGCGGCATAGCCCCAGCATTGATAAGTAAATGTCGTTCGTGTATTTATATTGTCAGGCATACCGTGATCCTCCGTCGCGTTGTGTCTCAGGCGGGTCGAGCGAGCCACGCTCCCCGCCATTCTTTACCTCTCGGGCTAGATCCGCCCCGACCTCCGCATGAAGGCCGAGGCGGTCAACGCTATGAGGCCGGAGCCATGCCGACAGCGCTCATATACAGGTCGAGGATAGCCGCATGCTCTGCGCGGTCATCAGAGTCCATCTTACGCAGCCGAAGCACGTCGCGCATGACCTTGACGTCGAAGCCATTGGCTTTGGCTTCCGCGAACACATTTTTGATATTGGCAGCGATGACGCCTTTTTCATCCTCCAGCCACTCGATGCGCTCGAAGTAGGCCTTTAGCTGCTCTGCTGTAATTCCACCGGCGTCACTCATTGCATCGTCTCCGTGTATGAGGGTAAGGGGATGTCATTGATGAAAAACTCTATGCCATCCTTGATCTGGCTAGCCAAAAGAGACGCCCGCTCCCCTCTGGGTAGCCCATCGCCGCCCTCCGCTGCCAGACAGGCGTCTGCGTGTATCCGAACCATCTCAATAATGCTCATGACCAGCACCGATGTTATTACCGCATTGTCATGCACATCAGGATCTTCGGTGTGCGGGACAAGCGCATGGAGCATATCCGCCGCCGCCCTCTCACTTATCGAGAAAAGCCTTTCCGCCCATAGTAACTGTTCTTCGTTAGTCATTGTTTATGTCCCTCAGTTTTTCGAGATCGGCGGGCCGCACCGAAACGGTCGTCATTGCCTCGACGCCATAGCGCTTGATGCATCGGATATCGACGATCTGGCTATCATCAGCGTAGAGGATTCCATTGCAGGCGTCAGTGACCGCCTTTGCGATATTGTCCGCGTCGGGCTTCATGCAGTGACCGATTGTGCCGTCCAGCGCCGCCGCCTTGCGTTTCTTTGGCCAGCTGGGCGTTGGTTCAAACGTCGCCACGACCAGCACCTCGACCGGCCCCTCGATCATTGGCCGTCGCTGCCTGACGCCACGGGCGACCATCGCGATCACGGCTTCCAGCGTCACTGTTTTCTTAGGCGTCCGGGCCGTTCGCGTGAGCGAGCTAAATATCGGGCGCTGCTTTGCCCCAGGCTTGCCGACAATGGTGAAGTTAAACATCGTCACTCCTAAATTTGCATGCGGCCTCGCCGTCCCTGGGCTGCCTTTGGCCTGGGGGCCAGTTCGCATAGCAGCAGTAGGGCAGGCCGTTGTTTGGCCGGTCATCACCGAGCGCGAAGGGGAATCTGCCGAGGTGCGGACACCCCCGGCATATCTCGGCGGGGGCTTTATCCTTCACCGGCCCCACCGCGCGAACATGATCGCCCACCCGCACCAAACATCCGAGGCCGCGTAGCAGAGATTTGAACAGATGCGGGATAGGCTTTTCATTATACGCCCCCCTCAAACATTCGGGTTTCTAGCCTCTCTAGCGCCAGCCGGATTATCCCGGCATATCGCTTCGGGGTGCCGCTCACCATCCAGCGCTTGAGCGTGTTCACAGGAACGCCGAGCGCATCGGCCATCCCCAGGTTCGTCATGCCTAACGTGCGCCGCCAGGAGCGAAATTCGTCTGCAGTCATTGGACTTCCTCCAATTCTGGGATCAGGCCATCAGGCGTGACCGTCACCGTCTGGACATCCGCAATAGCCGACAGGCGGACGATCTGCGTGAGGCCGGACCAGTCGCCGTTGCGGCGGACACGGTGGACAATCGCGCTGTCCTCCTCGTCGTCCTGGCGCAAGATGATAACGCGGCTGACCTGGGTGCCGAACGCGCCGACGTGGAAGGCCTTCCGGCCCACGCGGACTGTGCTGCCCGGTTCGATGGCGGTTGATGTCATGTTCATTGTCAGTCTCCCTGTGTGTGGTAGGTGCCGGGGCCGAAGCCCCGGCTGTTGGTGTGTGTCGCCGGTTAGCGTCAGGGCGTCCAACCATTTTCGTTGGCTATCTGACCGATATAGTGGCCGTCTTCGTCGTAGTCGGAGACGGGCGTGAAGGTCAGGGAATCGAGGCCAGCGAGGTCGGCCTCATCCTGGCGGGCGTAGTGAGCGTCTTCGGCTTCCCGCTCTGCGAGGCGCGTGGCGTCCTGATAGCTGTAGCCGATCCGCATTAGGTCGTCGCGGATTTCGCGGGCATCTGCGATCATGCGGTCGGTTAGCTTCATGGTCTTCGTCATCTGTCGTCTCCCTGTGTGGCGATCATCGCCGTTTCGATACCCTAGATATAATCATTACTGAGCATAGCACAAGGGGGTCCATGAAATTATTTTCACCTATCTCGAAATTCTGAGCCAGCGCCATCGAACACGACCTTGACTGACTGGCCGACGCCGAACCGATGCTTGGCGACGATGATATCCGCGACGTTCCTGCATTCATCCATCTCGGCCTGCCATGCCTCATGCGCGTCTCCGCCCGTCCCCGCAGGTTCAGCCCGCTCCAAATAATATTCGTGACGATAGAGGAACACGATGCCGTCCGCGTCCTGCTCGATGCTGCCCGAGCCCCGCAGATCCGAAAGCTGGGGCCGCTTGTCATCGCGGCTTTCAACGCCCCGGTTCAGCTGGCTCAACAGGAGGATAGGCACCTCGCAGGCTCGCGCCAGCGCTTTGAGCCCCCGCGTGATCTCCGTCAATTCGGCCACGCTGTTCCCGCCAGACCGGCGCGCATACTCGCTGTCGATCAGCTGCAGATAGTCGATGATGATCAGATCAACAGGGCGGCGGCGCATGCGAGACCGCACCTTTGACACCAGCGTCTCCAAGACCCGGCAATCGTCGCCATCGTCAATCTCGAACGGCATGCCCCCCCAGCCCTCGACTATCCCTGCAATGCGGACCTTCTCATCCAGGCTGACCGCACCGTCCTGGATACGGGCAGCGGAGACGCCAGCAGCGCCCGCGATCAGCCGCGTAGCGATGTCATCCGCCGACATCTCCCGTGAGATAAACAGCACCCGCTTGCCCTGCCGAGCCGCGTTCATGGCGACGGTCGTCGCGAACACCGTTTTACCCATGCCTGGACGGCCTGCCGCCACCCAAAGACGGCCTGATATCAGTCGCCCCGTCACTGCATCAAGCGTCTCTATGCCCGTGGCGATGCCGGGAAGCTGCTCGTCCCGTTCGAGCCTGTCTAAAATGCCCGATGCCGCCCCGGCCAGATCGTCGCCAGACTGCCCCGGCCTCCCGGTTTCCAGCGCGTGATCCACCTCTGACGTCGTGACGGCCATGATCTCGTCAGCGTCACGCTCGACATCGGACAAAACGCTCTGCTGCGTTGATGAGAGGACATCCCGCAGCCGCCGCCGCTTCAGAAGGTCATCCAGCAGGTTCGCGTAGTCCCGAGCGTCGATGTCGCTTAGATGGCCTGCCTTGGCCTCCAGCACCCAATTCTGCGGATTCTGGGGGCGGGTCTCCTCCGGCATGTTGTCAATGTGCCGAGCGATCAGCGCCGTCGTTACGGACTTGCCGCCCGCGCGCATTCTAATCGCCGCCGCCGCCGCCGTGGCGCAGATCGGATCTGTCCAGGCTTCGTCTGGCAGCCACGACACCGCGTCAATATTTGCCGCCGAATGCATCATGCCCGCCACCAGCGCTATCTCGACATTCAGGTCAGAGAGAGTGTCCGGCGCGATGACCCCAGGGCCAGGATCTCCGTCCAGCCCGTTCATGTGGTCATCCATCCGCCGCATCCTGACCTCGGAGCGGCCTGCACCGGTATGCCGCGCGGGAGCGATGCACCAAGCATTCCGCCGCCAGAGCGAGCACCTTCCGCCCGCCCTCCCCCTTGCGTTCTGCTAGGGAGATTGTTTCCCGCGACACGCCGAGAGCGTCAGCCAATTCTTGCTGCGAGAGGCCGAGCGCGGCGCGCATCATTCTAATTCGTGACATTTTTTTACCTTTTTTTGCGTAATCCTATTGCACCCTGCATGATTCCCTGTAATATGTCCATAGACCAACACGGAGAAATCGAATGACCAAATCGACCACCCCAATCGAAGACGCGCTGGATCGCTACACAAACATCCGCCGCCTTGAGCTTTACACTCGGGGCTATAACGAGCGCGCCGCCCGTGGCGAGGTGCCAAACAGCACCGACACCATGAAGACGATAAACGCGACGTTCGGTGAGGACGCTGTCACGCAGGTCCGCAGGGCGCGGATCGCGGCTCTCGCCGCCAAAGCGGAAAGGGAGGATTCCTAATGCCTGTCACCGATTACAAAATGTCTACAGCGGTCTTTGCACCGGGCCATTACAAGGCTGACAAGACCCTGCTCGGGTTTGTCAATTTCAGCGCCCGCGTGATGGGGCCGAACGACAGGACTGGCAAATTTACCATCTACGCGAAACCCCTGGAGACAGGCCGCTGGGGCATAGTTTCCCAGACGAACCTCACCCAGACGAGCGAAGACATCATCATGGGGCTGCATGACCTCGGCGCGTTTGACGCCAACCCCGAGGGGATCGACCACCCATACGTCAACAAGGAGTATGTCTGATGACTAAAATTGCAATCGAGAATGAGGCCCACTGGCATCAGCTACGGGCGAAGAATGTCGGCGGGTCTGAGATCGCCGCGCTGTTCAACGTCAGCCCACACACGACGCCGTTTGAACTGTGGCACAGGAAGGCGGGGCTGCTCCCGGATGTAGATCTGTCGGACAATGACCGCGTCTTCTGGGGGTCGATCCTGGAACCTGCAATTGCCGAGGGCGCGCGCATCAAGACGGGCTGGGATGTTCGCAAGGTCCATGACTATATCACGGACGATCAGACCCCAGGTTTCGCCTGCACACTGGACTATGAGATCATCGGCCACCCGAAAGGTCCAGGCGTGATGGAGATCAAAAACGTCGATGGCCTTGTCCATCATCGGTGGGACCGGGACGAAGCCGGGACCAAAGAACCGCCGTTGTCGTTTCTGCTACAGGCTCAGGCGCAGATGGCCGTGACCGGATATTCCTGGGGCGTTGTGTCCTGCCTGATCGGCGGGAACCACATCGAAATCTACGAATATGACCGGCGCGAGACCATCATCGCAGAGATGCGCCGCCTCGTTGAGAAATTCTGGGACAGCGTCAAGGCCGGGACGGCACCTGACCCGAACTTTTCAGAAGACCTCGATAGCCTAAAGATACTTCACTCAGCGTCAGGCAATGGCTTTGCAGATATGACCAGCGATAACCGGCTGGCCGACCTTTGCGCCGAATACGTTGACGCCGGTGCCGCCGAGAAGGCGGGGAAAAAGCGGAAAGACGCCGCCAAGGCGGAGATGCTCACAAAGATCGGGTCATTCGACAAGATCGGCGTTGGCGTCTTCAGCATCTCAGCCGCCGAAGTCAAGGGCGGAACAGTCAACTATGAGCGGAAGCCGTACCGTGGCTTTCGCGTAAACCAGAAAAAGGGATAATGACTATGGCTAACAATGTAGCGAAAAGCGACGAATCTGTCCCCGCCATTGAAAGCGTTCGCAGGCAGCTGGAGTTGATGGCGCCAGAGTTCTCCAAAGTGCTGCCGCAGCACCTGCCGGTGGACAGGCTCCTGCGGATCGCGATGACCACTGCGCGGAACACGCCCAAGCTCCTGGATTGCGACCGGACAAGCCTTTTCTCCGCGATCATGACCTGCGCGCAGCTTGGCCTGGAGCCGGATGGCGTCCTCGGGCAGGCCTACCTGATCCCATACGGGAATAAGGTTCAGCTGGTCGTTGGCTATAAAGGACTGATCAGTCTGGCGCGGAATAGCGGTGACGTTATGAATATCTCCGCGCACGAAGTCCGAGAGAAGGATCACTTCAAGTTTTCTTTCGGCCTGAACGAGATCCTGGAACACACGCCCGCTCGCGGAGATCGAGGCGATATCACACATTTCTACGCGGTCGCCCGCTTCAAGAGCGGTGGGGCTCACATGGACGTTCGGACGGTCGAGGAGGTCGAGGCCACCCGTGACGCATCGAACGGGTATAAATCGGCCTTGCGTTATGCCAAGCGCGACAAAGAGGGAAACATCACGTCGATAAACTCGCCCTGGCATGATCATTTTGTTGAGATGGGCAAGAAGACGGCTATCCGCGCGATTGCAAAATATCTGCCTATGTCTGTCCAGCGAGCCGTGGCTCTGCAGGACGCGAACGACCGGGGGCAGACGGCACACGTTGACCGGTTCGGTGATGTGACCGTTGACGCTGAATATGCGGAACCAGCGCCGCAGGTGCAGCTGGAGAAGTCGGGATCGAAGCTGGACAATCTGGAAAAGGAAATCTCCGGCGACGATAGCGACGATAGCGACGATAGCGACGACTCGGCAGGGCCGGACGACAGCGCCGTTCTGGCGGCTGGTCGCAAGGCCGCGTCAGCGGGGTCGGACGCTCTCAGCTATCACCTGGACAACGTCACCCTGGCGCAGCGCGCTACCCTCGACAAGAACATCAAGGAATTGAAGACGTCGGCAGAAGAAGCCGACGCGCTCAAGGGGAAATAAAATGCTCAGTTTGAAAATAACGCAGGCGCTTGATCAGGTCGAGAAATATAAGGACGATTATGATGACCTCTCCAGGAGAGCGGCCCTTCTGGCTGCACGGAGAGGGCGCCTGTCAGCAGACATTCAGGAGGCCGGGTTGAAAGTGCGAGACTTCCGCCATGAAATGCAATTGGTCCCGCCAGCCCTTGTGAAACACGCGGCGGCGCTTCCACGGGAGCCGGTCGATGACACGCCGGTGCCCGTAAAGCGTGAGATATTCTGGTGGGAAACGGACTGATGGCGAAGACTAAACAGAAGCCGTGGAGTGAGGCCGAGCTAGAGACGATCCGGTCCCGCTGGTCGGCTGGTGAGCAAAGCGCGACAGAGATCGGGCGATTGCTCGGCAGGACGAAGAACAGCGTCCTGGGCATGGTCTTCCGCATGGGCGTGAAACGCGCGCCAAAGCCCGTAGTTGAACGCCCTGGGCCAAAGCGGGGTGAGCGCAAACGCAGTCGCGCCCGCAAGCAACCGCAGCGCCCCGAGCGCCCGACGCCGAAAGCCGCCAAAAAGTACGACCCGTTTGCCATGCCTACCGCGCCCAGGGAGCGGGGCAAGCACTATCCCGCGATGGAGGCAGCGCCCCCGAGGTCTCAGTGTCAGTGGATTTACGGAGAGCCATCTACCCCAGAAGCCTATTACTGCGGAGACCCGGCCCTCACCCCTCACCCGTACTGCCGCGACCACTGCGACCGCGCATACCGATCAAATAAATTCAACGACAACGTAGATGAAACGGAGATGACCGATGAATGAACAGACCCCCACCATAGGCGACAACAGCAGCCGCTTTGATTTTACCACAGACGAGAAAGGGCCGGTGTTCGATATAAACGTCATCGACGTCGAGACCTTTTTCACGGAAGACGGCCCTGTCCAGGCTTTGATTGATGCTCTGACAAAAGCCGCCAGTGGTGCTGCGCCCGACATCACGACGAAAGAGGGCCGCGTAGAGACAGCCGCCCGCGCTGCCCGTATCGCCAACATCCGAGCGTCGATTGAGCGCGCAGGCAAATCTCGCGCCGCAGCACTAAAGCTCTTGCCGAAGCAGGTGGACGCCGTCCGTCGCAAGGTGGCAGATGACCTAGCAGAACTGCGAGACAGCATCCGCAGGCCTCTCTCTGAATACGAAGAGGCCGAGCAGAAGCGTCAGGACGAGATTGACCAGCGCCTTAAAGACATTGCTGCGCTCGGGATTGTCACGGATGACTTGGATGAAGTGCTTGAAGCGCAGAAGACCCTGGCGGATACCAATCAAAATATCAGCGAGGCGCTGTACGGCGACAAAGTCGATGCCGCCCGCCAGGACGTCGAGGCGATCACCATTCACCTGTCTCGCCTGCAAAGCCAGATTCTAAAAAACCGGGAGCGCGAGAAAGAGGAGGCGATAGAGAAAGAGCGGATCGCCGCCGAGCATCGCGAAGCCGTAAAAGCGCGAGAAGAAGCCGAGGCCGCGACCCGAGCGCTACAGGCCCAGGCCGAAGACTCTCGCAAAGAGGCAGAAGCGAAGCAGCGCGAGGCAGATGACAAGATCCGGGCTGCTCGCGAGGAAGCCGATGCCGCGAAGATCGAAGCAGAACGGAAGGTGCGGGAGGCGCAGCAGGAAGCGGAGGCCCAGCGCAAAGAGCGGGAGGAGATGGCAGAGCATCAGCGCCGCAAGGAAGCCGAGGCTGCAGCAGAGGCTGAACGAAAGTCCCAAGACATTGAGCATCGTCGGCAAATCAACACAGCTGCCGCAGATGCCCTGGTATCAGAGGCCAAGCTGACGCCAGCAGCAGCGAAGAAAGTCGTGACCGCTATCGCGCTCGGGACAATCGACCACATCCGCATCGACTACTCGGTTTAGGCCGATGTCCTATAGCCTAAACCAGCTGGCCGCGCATGTAGGGATGGCGAGGGATAACGGTCACTTTGTCTACTCAATTCACGTCAGCCCCTATGCCGCGAGGCTCTTGAGGGCCGATGAATCAGTCAGCCGCGCCAGAAACGCTAGACAGGCTGACGCCCATGCATATCAAGGTCATACCGACATTCCCCCCCCACATCTTGTCGAGATGATAAGTTTCCCATTCATAAAGGATTCCGCAGATGGCTGAAATAACATTCACACATAAATTCTTTGGTTGGCTTGATGCCGAAGCGCGCCGCCACGTTAACCCTGATGGTAGCCAAGGCGCGATTGTTGCGCTGACCGCCAAAGTAGCCAAAGGGCTAACGCTTTCCGCTTCCGTAGAAATCGGACCCCGCGCAATCATCGGAGGCGGCGCAAGCATCGGAGACGGCGCAAGCATCGGACCCCGCGCAAGCATCGGATACGACGCAAGCATCGGAGACGGCGCAAGCATCGGACCCCGCGCAAGCATCGGATACGACGCAAGCATCGGACCCCGCGCAAGCATCGGATACGACGCAAGCATCGGACCCCGCGCAAGCATCGGAGGCGGCGCAAGCATCGGAGACGGCGCAAGCATCGGACCCCGCGCAAGCATCGGATACGACGCAAGCATCGGACCCCGCGCAAGCATCGGAGGCGGCGCAAGCATCGGATACGACGCAAGCATCGGACCCCGCGCAAGCATCGGAGGCGGCGCAAGCATCGGAAAAGATGACTGGTTTATGTCTGTCGGTCCACTAGGTTCTGACGCGCGATACACAACAATTGTTCACAAGAAAGGCGGCGGTTTGCGCTTCTGGACCGGCTGCTTTCAGAACAAAACGGCAGATGAGTTTCGCGCTGCCATTGCCGAAACGCACGGCGATAACGAACACGCCAAGGCATATCTGTGGATGCTGGACGCTATCGAACGCCATCCAGATGTGGTCGCCCGCGCCGCCATCGCCAAAGCGACGGGAGACGGCCAATGACCAACCGCGACACAATCCTGCGCTGGCTATTCCCGCCCGCTGACGACGCTGCGGCGTGGTCCGTAGTCAAAGTGGCGCTGTTCACAATTGCCGGGTGCGCGGGTGCGCTCCTGGCGCTGATTTAGGAGAAATCAAATGACTGAGCGTAGCAAGGCATGGATAGAAGGTTTCAACGCGGGCCGCGAGGATTACATGGGTAACCTAACCGTGGCCGACGCCATTGAAGCTGCGGACGAGATTAAGCGGTTGAGGTTGGCGCTGGAATTGATAGCGGAATCCCATGACTCAGGACGAGGGGACGGCCTGCCCGAACCATGCCCGGCGCATGATGATGTGATGATGTGGGGCGTGGCCCGCGCCGCACTGGCCCCAAAGGAGACGGCGGATGAATAAATATTGGGTCGCCCTCGGTCGCAAATCGGGTGGCGGATATTATCCGCAGTCCATCACCGACAATCAGAAATTTATTGACAGTTCTATCCGTGACACATCCACGGCTGTTGTCATTGAGGTACAGTTTGACCCGGAAACTGGCGGCGTTTCAGCGACGGTCGAGAAAAACACCTCAACGCCGGAGAAGACCAATGACTGACACAATCAAAAACCCTGCATACCGAGCGCTCGTGGAAGCATTCGCAACACGCCCGAACAAGCAACCATCATCGGTCATTACTGAGCGGGACTTCCTGCATATATTAGAGCGGATTACGCCAGTGATCGCCGCTGATGCGCGGCGGCAGGCGTTGGAGGAAGCGGCCAAGACAGCCGAATGGTCGCACATGGTTCCGCCCGATGGCGGCAGTCCAACAGAGGATGAATGCAAAGTGGCAAGCGAAGCGGGGAGACAAATCCGCGCCCTAATCGGCACGCCGGGGCCAGACCAGCTCGCGACGTTGGCGGAAGGCGGGTGTTGTTTGCGGATTGCGCAAAGAAGTCCGCGACCATAATAGACACGTAAACAACGGGAAGCGACCATGTTACTTTTGAACAGATGCAATGAAGTTGATCTCGCCGTATGGCGTAACGCCTATGCGTTGGCGATGGCGTCGTTGACAACATCAATTAAAGCCGACGTCTTTTTAGATGAAAAGGTCCACCGCATAAGCGTTGAGGCAGCACTCCATGCGGACGCCGCCGTGATCCGATACAATAATCAACTGTACCCGGAAGAAGAATGAACGCGGTGAATGGAATATTGCCCATAATCAACCGCCGCTTGATTATGGCCCTACATCAAGGCGCATCTAGGAAGTCCGCCAGTGTTTGGTCAACCTTCGTTCGGGCCAACGCCAGTATAAACAACATGTCACCAATTTCAGGGGTGCTCCCCGCCATGTAGAACTGCTCGTCACGGTCTAGACCCACAACAAGCACCTGCTCTAGACGGCCCTTAGCGCCCTCAAGAACACGATCCGGGTCGAGGTCAAGCATTGTCGCGCCTGGATATTCTAACACATCGGCTGTCATGTTGGCTCCTGTCTGAATGCGGCAATACCTTAAGCCGGATCACCCCGCGGCCCAAGCGCTAACGCTTCCCATCCTTGGCCGCTCGCCACAGCACACATATCGCCGTCCGGCTGCGTTACGGTTAATGTCCAAGACCCAGACGGCGACGCCCATAGTTCAGCGATTGCTCGGTTGTTTATCATGCCCCAGTTGATTGGCATTTCGCCGTGTTTGGCGCGGAGGTTTTCGGCCATTACATCACGCGGTGCGCAGTAGACTGGAATATTTACCTCGCGTGTTTGCGCTTGCGCCGCCCCTACGATAGCCGCCAGGAGCAAAGCCGCCACCATTCCGGCGATGATGTAGCGCCAAAAGTCACGCATCGCACAGGTCTCGCCACACAAGATTATGCGCCGCCAGTTTGCGGGCCAAGTCAGCGCTGATCGCCGCTATGTCCGGCTCGCCCAGATATATCGGCTCAAAGATCAGGCAAGCGCTATTCGGGCTTGCCGCCGGTTCGTCGCTCCGGTGGACGCAGGACGTTATCAACATCATGGCGAGGCATAACGTCAACGCCCCGCCGTATCTCTTGCGCCCGTGAGATTGCCGTGCTGGCATTTTGTAGCCCCCGTGCAATGGCTGCGGCCTCGCCAGCGTCTATCAACTGGCGCTGCCGAGATCGTTGGACCCATGCGCCCGCCAGCTTTAAGACGCCGTTCAGAATAGCGAGGACGATCCCCGCACCCATCAGGGCTTGTTAGGCAGGAAGTACACCAAGAACCCAGCCGCCGCCGTACTGATGGCGGAGATCAGGGTGGCGTCACCACCAACGCTCTCGCCAATATTGACGACAGTTTCAGCCGCGTCCGGGCCGAGGAAATGCTGCGCTGCCGTAGCCGTGAGGCCGACGACAACAGCGATGATGGCCTTAGTATAGCGTGCGATGTTCATAGTGATTCTCCTTCAAGGGTAGACCGCCCAAACGTCGCCGTATTCGGCGTGTGTATCGAATGACGGGCAGGCTTTGTTAGCAAAATCGCGATGCCCAAAGATCAGCAGTCGCTTGCTGCCGTCCTCATGCAACGCGCCGTATTGTAGCGTGGCCGCGTCAAAAGCGCGCTCAATGCCCGCCCGCTGCGCGTCCGTGCGCGTGTCCACCGCCTTGTTCGTGCGAGGGCTTAGACCGCCAGCGTAGGCGATGCCGATGCTGCCGTTGTTCTGGCCCCGCGTGTGTGCGCCTTGATATTGTTCCGGGCGGCATGGAATGCACTCGCCCGCCAACGTCACTAGCGTATGATAGCCAATATGTGACCAGCCGCGCTCGTCCACATGCCAGCGCCGCAGGTCATCATGTCTCACCTCCCGCCCCGCTGGCGTGGCCGTGCAATGCAGAATGATCCTGTCGATAGGCTTGGTGTGTTTCATCATTTCATCGCTCCTGCGGCGGATAAATCCGCGTGTAAACGTCCCATAAGAACAGGCACGAATGGTGTACGTAGGCCCGTGACCCGCGCAGTTCGGACACGCCAACTAAATTCCACGGCCCTGCGATATGATCCCCAGGTGGGCGGTTTGGTGGAGCAACGGCATCCTGCGGCGGAAACTCTATCAGCACCCGTTGGCCGGTCGTCGGATGGTTCCAATGGATGCCCCGAAACTTACACCACACCTTTTCGAACGACACGTATAT